TCAAACATATGTTGGCATTAAAAGTATCTTGATGGTGATAAAATAATGGAAGGATTTTTTACCGAAGAAGAAATAGAAAGTTGTTCAAATATAAGAGTGGATTTAAATGGAGTAGATTCTAACTGTGTAAAATGTGGTTTATACAAAACTGTAAAGACCCCTAAAATGAAATATTCAGGGGAAGGCAGATTAAATTGCCTAATAGTAGGGGAAGCACCTGGAAGCAATGAAGATGCACAAGGTGTGCAATTTGAAAAACATGCACAGGCAGGAGGGTATCTTAGACAAGAAATAAGTTTACATAATCTGGAATTAGATAGAGATTTCTGGAAGACAAATGCAGTGTGTTGCAGACCTATAAAGAAAACTAGAACCGGAGAATCAAACAGGCCTCCAACTAATAGTGAAATAGATTTCTGCCGTCCCCTTCTTTTTCAAACTATAAAAGAATTAAACCCAAGATTTATATGGCTATTAGGTGGGGTAGCATTAGAATCTTTTTATGGTAGTTCATTCAAGGACAAATCAATAAGCAGGTTTAGAGGAACGTGCATACCTGACCAGAAATACAATGCATGGATTCTGCCTATGTTTCACCCCTCCTACATTGTTAGAGATGCAAACAATGAAACCCTACCTTTTCAATTCGCAAGAGACATGAAGTCTGCAATAGATAAACTTTCTTTGCCTTCTGTTTACACAGAAGATCATAATAAAATGGTTGATTGTATAACTAATTTTGATGATCTAATATCTGCTCTCAATACCATAATTATGTGCAAACCATCTTCTTTAGAAGTAGACTTTGAGACTACTGGGCTAAAACCATATTATCATGGACATAAAATATTGTCCATAAGTATGTGTGATTCTATTGAACATGCAATTAGTTTCCCCTTTGAGTATCAACAGTTCTGGGATAATGCTCAATTCGTCCAGATAAAAAAGAGAGTAAGAAAAATACTTACTGATAAACAAATATTTAAAATGGCTCATAATCATAAGTTTGAATATGTTTGGGCACATGAGATATTAGGAGTTGATTCAGGACCTTGGACATGGGACAGCTTAGTAGCGGCACATATTTTAGATAACAGAAGAAAATTTAGTGGATTAAAATTTCAAACTTACATAAATTTTGGAGTATACCCTTACGACAACAAAGTAGAAAGGTACATAAGAGGTTTTCCTTTCAATAAAATGGAGAAGTGTCCTTTACCTGATCTTCTATTCTATGGTGGATTAGACGCATTATTTGGTTATAGATTAGAAAGCGTACAAGTGGCACAGTTCAAGGAGAGAGGGAGAAAATTGTCCGATGCATACAAGTTTTTTCATAAAGGATCATTAGCAATGGGGAAACTTGAAATAAGAGGTATATGCACGGATGAAGAATATTATGAAAAACAATCAAACAAAGATGGCACAGGATTAATAGACAAAGAAATAAAAGAAGCGGAAAAGAGACTTAGACAAGGAAAGGAAGCTCAACTTTTTAGACAAAATACAGGTAAAGAAATTGATCTTGATTCTACTGTAGACCTAGGTACACTTCTCTATGATATCTTGGACAATGAACCCGTACTAACAGAAAAAGGTAATAGGAGTGTTGATGAAAAAGCTCTCAAGAAATTGGATATATCTTTTACTCACGATCTTCTTAAATACAGAAGGCTGTTGAAATTAACAGGCACATATTTAGCACAATTTAAACGGTATTCGTTCAAAGGAAAGATGCATCCATCGTTTGATCTTACTATCCCTGTATCCTATAGATCATCATCTAGCGATCCTAACTTTCAAAACATACCTAAACGTGACGACCACTCTAAAATGGTATGCAGAAAAGGAATAATACCAAGACCCGGAAGAGGTCTCCTCAGTAGTGACTTCAGTGGTGTAGAAGTAGCAATAAGCGCTTGTTACAATAAAGACAAGAACCTAATAAAATACATCACAGATGAAAAAACAGACATGCACAGGGACTCGGCAGCAGATATTTGGCTTTTACCCCATGAAGAAATAACTAAAGAGATAAGATTCTCGGCTAAAAATAGTTGGGTGTTCGCTCAATTCTACAATTCTTTTTATGTCAACTGTGCTAAGGAGCTGTGGGGAAACTATCTTACTACAAAAACAAATAGTGGTGTAACTTTAGGAGATCATATGAGGAAGAAAGGTATAACAGATCTCTATCAGTTCACCGAGCATTGTAAAAAGGTAGAACAGAAGTTTTGGGGTGAAAGATTCTACACCTACAAAAAATGGAAAAATGCTATAACTAAAGAATATCAAAAGAATGGATTCATAGAAACTTATTTTGGTTTTCAATACACTGGGTATATGACAAGGAATGAATGTTGTAATTATCAGACACAAGGAACAGCTTTTCATTGTCTACTGTGGACTCTATTAGAAGTGGAAAAAATAGCAGAGGAAGAAAAGTGGGAATCTATTATATGTGGACAAATACATGATGATATTTTCACTGACTACACAAAGAATGAATTAGAAGATGTAGTGGATACAATAGATTATGTCGGCACTGAATTGATAAGAGAAAAACATAAATGGATAATAGTACCACTGAAAATAGAACATGAGATATCAGGTATAAATGGTAACTGGGGTGAAATGAAAGAATATAAAAATGAGAGAAATGGTAACTATGGGGAGATGGAAGTAACATTCAAAAGTCAAAAGAAATTTAATACTTAAAAAATAATAAAAAGTATTGACAACCTGAAAAAAATAAGTTACTATACACATAAATAACAAACAATTTTAGTCCTAAAAAGGAGAAAACAAAAGGTGACTCTTAATGTTGATTACAGACCTATTAGAATAGATGAAATGGTAGGCAATGAAGCAGGGCTAAACAGTCTACAATCAAAGCTCACTTCTGATGATATTCCTAGATCATATCTATTCACTGGCCCTCCTGGTTGTGGTAAAACTACCTTAGCATACGTTATAAAAGAGCACTTAGGCATTTCTGACTTCGACTTTTACGAGTTTAACACTGCAAACACAAGAGGTATAGATACTATAAGAGATATTTCATCGGGGCTAAGCAGAGCAGCTATGGATGGATCTTATAAATTATATCTTCTTGATGAATGCCATCAGATAACTGGCGCTGCAATGGAAGCACTTCTGAAGATATTGGAAAATCCACCAAAGCACGTCATTGTTGTCCTTTGCACAAGTGAACCTGAGAAGATAAAACCTAACACTCTAAAAGCGGTGAAAAGGCGATGCTTTGAACTCGAAGTAAAGGCACTCCCAAGAGGCAAAATTATAAAGCTACTGAAAGAAATTGTAGAAGCAGAAGAAGTCCCTGACTATCCTGATGCTATTCTTAACAAAATAGCAGACAGTTGTTGGGGTTCACCAGGTCAGGCCCTGTCACTTCTTGACTCAGTTATTGACATGGAGACTGAAGAGGCTGCTCTACAAGCCATTGAAAATTTAGTAGTTGGTGAAGCTACTATAGCGGAGCTTGTGAACACTCTCTTAGATAAAAGACTCTCCCAAGAAAATAAATGGGAACAGGTTCGAAAGTTAATACCTAAACTAACTGGTGATCCAGAGAGCATTAGATATGCAATATGTGGGTATTTAGATAAAATAATCTTGAATAAAGAAAGGGACGTTAATCGTATAATTCAAACAGCAGTATGTTTTACTGAGAGTTTTATGTACACAGGAAGAATAGGTCTAACAGTAGCATGTCATGTGGCTTGTCAAATTTGAAAGGAGAATATATGGAAAAAGAATTAAATTACATAGAAGATGTTAGAATTGACAAAAACAATTTGGATGACTGTCTTATAAATCAAGCAGAATTGAGAGCTAAATGGAATGCTGCTTGGGCGGAAGCTACAAAAGAAAAACAATTGGCAAAAAGAAAACTGGATTTAGTTACATCCGAGCTTGAACAAGAGGCTAGGTCAAATTGGGAAGTTCTGGGGTTTGCTAAAGCACCTACTGATCAGATGGTAAAAAATTGGATACCTACCCAAGATTTGTATGATGCTGCTAACCTCGACCTGATTGATAAAACATATAAAGTAAATGTTTTATCAGGAGCAAAAGATGCCTTTGATGATAGAAGAACTGGACTAACGGACATCATTAAGCTTTGGTTAAACAATTACTATGCTGATGAAAATATGATTGGAAAGGAAGCTAGAGATCTCCTTGAGGAAATAAGGAGAGATAAATCGGTAGAACAATTAAACAAAGAAGATCAAAAAAAGAAACTAAAAAGGAGGTAATTTATGGGTTTCAAAGAAAAAATGGAAAAGATGAGGCAGGACTTATTGAAGACTACTCAGGACAGTATTGACAGACAAGAGGACACCGTTGAATATGGATCCATTTTCATCAAAGAGAATATACCTGCTGGCATAGGTTTTTGGAAGCCTGGATTTGGTGACCATTTGATTGACATAATGCCTTTTGAATTAGCAGGGCATTATCCAAGATACCCTAAAGGCACTTGGACATACGTCATTGATATTTGGGTGCATCAGAATGTAGGAGCTATGTTCGATCAGTTTGTTTGTCAAGTAAGAACACACAAAGAACCTGATCCTATGTGTGAATATCTTCGAGCCAATAAACTCCCATCTGATCAATGGAAAGTGATTGCCCCTAAAAGGCGTGTAGTCTACTTGATATGGTCACATGATACACCTGAAGAAGAAGCACAAGGATTGAAAATATGGGAAGTAGCACATTGGAACACAGAAAAACATATCAGTGAAATTGCAAAACATCCTAAAGGTGGTGCACCTATACCATTCTCAGATGTGGTAATGGGAAAACAGATTGCATTTAAGATCGTGAAGTCAGGGACTTACACTGATAGTCAAGGGAAAGAACGAGACAGCATGGATTTTGTTGGTCATAGATTTGTTGAAAGAGAATCCCCAATACCTGAAAAGTTTGCTGATAAACTGTTTTCTTTAGATGCGTGCATTAAATTCAATCCTACTTGGGAAGAACAGGCGACAGCTTTCCCCTTAGCTAGTAAACCTGAACCTACCTACGAGCCATCAACAGAAGGGATAAGAGCTCCTGCTCTTGAGAGAGAAAGTGGTCCTGGTGATTATCATACTGAATTACCTGAAACGACTCAAGAGGATTCCCCTTTTTATGATAACCCCCCAACAGTATTAGAATGCCCTGGTGGTGGGATAATAGGGGTTGATCTTGAGAAGTTAGATGACTGTAAAAAATGTTTAGTGTGGGATGAATGTTCGGATGAACAGGACAAGTTAAAAGGTAAGAGTAAAACCAAAGAAAAACCAAAGGAAGAAGTCGCTGTCAAGCTATTTAACTTAGAATCCAAAGAAGAAGAAGCTCCTAAAGGCATGATAAGAAGGAGAAGGAGGAGACAGTAAGAAATGGATTAAAAATAGCATTGTTACCTAATGAAAATGAAGAGGAATAAAAATGCTAAAAAGAAAGAAATGTACAGTAAAGGAAGAAGAAAAAGAGCAAGGGAAAGAATGGATTGATCCTTACTGTCTCATACCTACAGGGTCAACCATTCTGAATTGTTCATTATCTGACAACTACATGGGAGGGTACAAATTAGGTACTATTGTCAATACGATTGGAGACTCAGGAACTGGCAAAACTTTGCTTGCTCTTAATTCTCTAGCCGAAATGGCTCTCTTTAAAAGGTTCGATGATTACGTTTTCAAATTTGATGATGCTGAGGTTTCTTTAGCTCCAAACTTAAGGCAAATGTTTGGTAAAGAAATGGAGAGAAGAATAGAAATATTACGATCAGGTACAATTCAAGATCTGTATGTTAATATTCTAAAAGCTATTAAAGATGGAAGACCTTTTATTTATATAGTAGATAGTTTGGATGCTCTGACTTCAAAAGAGGAACAAAACAGGGCAGATAAAATGCTCAAAAACAAAGAAAAAGAGGAAGAAGGTAAGGCTGTTAAAGAAGAAGGCAGCTACAAAATGGAAAAAGCTAAGATGATTAGTGAGATCCTAAGAGTAGTAGCAAAAGAGATAGAAGATAAAGAGGCATTTTTAAATGTGATATCTCAAACTAGGGACAACATAGGATGGGGATACTCAGATAGAACTAGAAGCGGTGGAAAAGCTCTTAAATTCTATTGCTATCATGAGATGTGGATATCACATATAGGAACTATTAAAAAACTAAACGAAAAGATTGGGAGCAGTAGTAAAATTGAGATCAGCAAAAATAAACTTACCTTCAAGAAAAGAACAATACATATCCCCATATTTGACAATTTTGGTATAGATGATGTGGGCTCATGTGTAGATTATTTAGTAGCTGAAAAGATATGGACAAAAGATAAACAGACTATTAAAGCAAAACATTTGGGTTTGGAAGGCACCAGAGAGATTTTAATAAAAAGAATTGAGAATGAATGCAGAGAGATGGAAGTAAGGGAACTTGTTGGCACAACATGGAATTGGAAAGAAAGCCAATTAATCCCTGACAGGAAAAAGAGGTACTTATAATGGCTAAAGGAAGTGCTAGTGAAAGAGAAACTTGTAAGACTCTAAGCCTATGGTGGACTGATGGGGAAAGGGATGATATATTTTGGAGGACTGCAGGATCAGGTAGCAGAGCTACAATGAGAATGAAAAGTAGTGTGGATACTAAGTACCAATATGGAGATATCACTTTTACTGATCCTATAGGTAAACCATTAATTGATCTCCTTTTGATAGAAAATAAGTCTGGGTACAAGGATACTATAAGCGTCCTAGATTTTGTAGACTCCCCCAAAAAAATACCTCAACTCACAAAATGGATGGAAAAAGCTGAAAAAGAAAGGAGGGATGCTGAAAGACCTTATTCAGTAATAATCTTTAGAAGGACAAGAAAGTCTAAATGTATATTAATACCAATTGATCTATTTTCTTTGATAGAAAGTTATTCTGGAATATACTTAGGTCCTATGATAAGATTCTATAAACATAGGGAAGTAACCAATTATATGATAGTTGAATTTGAACCATTTTTGCATTGGTTTCATCCTGCACAACAAGCTGTAAAGTTTTTAACTTTTAATAGTAAAATGAAGGGGAAAATGGGTTTCACCTTTCACAACAAGAATTTTAATAGTAAACCTAAAAAACTAATAAGGAGAAAAAAATGAATAATGTTTATTTGGAACTTGATGCCATGATTGAGGAATTAAAAGAAAGACTATTAGATGCCCACAAATTTGACGAAGGCAACTTCAGAGCAGGTACAAGAATAACAAAAGCACTTATTAAAACATCGAAGAAAGCAAAGGATCTAAGGCAGTTCATCTTTGCTGTTAAAAAACAACGGTCTTCAGCATAGTTGACGCCAGCAACTATGCTGTTCGGTCACATGGGACTCGATAGCAATGAGTTTTACCTCCTTTCTCTCATTGCGTCCCATGTGACTATTCTTATTTAGAAAGGAAACAAAATGATAAAAACAATTGAAATAGGTAATTTTCAAAGCCACTCAGGTACCGTATTAGAATTATCAAATGGGGTAAACATAATAAAAGGGAGATCACATAGTGGCAAATCATCAATCGTAAGAGCACTTAAATGGTGTCTCTTAAATCAACCAAGAGGAGATTATTTTGTAAGTTTTTTCAAAAATAAAAAGGACTCTACTATGGTTGGTGTAGGATTCTCCGAAGATACTTATTTGATAAGAGAAAGAGGTTCCAATACTAATTGCTACCAGTTTGGGTATGATGAAGAAAATTCCACTATTGATCCGGGTGCTGACTTGCCAGAAGAAGTGACCAACATATCTAATATATCCAGCATAAATTTCCAAACACAAGATGAACAGCATTTTCTTTTTAAAGAATCCCCAGGAAAGGTAGCTAGGGAGCTTAACAAGATTGTAGGGTTAGACATAATCGACCGTTCCATATCTAATCTCAATAAAATCGAAAATGAAAATAAAATAACAGTAAAGAATGCTGAAAAAGAAAAAGGGGAAATAGAGGAGAAACTGAGAGAATTAGATTTTGTTTTCGATTTAGAAAAAAGGGTAGAAAAAATAGAGGAGCTCACGAAAAAATTTGAAGAAGTGAGTAGCAAGAGGAATTTTATAATTGAGACAGTGAAACAAATAAAAGAACTAAAAGACAGTATAAAAGCAGATACGGAATGGTTATCTATAAAAGAACCTGTCCAAAAGCTTAAAATTCTTATGGAGAAGAGATCTTCAGAGCTAAATTCCTTAAATAAATTAAGAGCACTCATATCAGACATCAAAAAGTTTGAGATCGTCAAAGGGCGGGCCAATGGTGAAGTGGGCCAGCTACTTTTAAAGCGTTCTCAGATAGTAAATAGTGCTGAATATAAAAAAGAGTTTTGTCCTAAATGTGGTGCACACATAAAGTACTGGAGGAAGAAATGAAATTTTTATGCACAGGTGATTGGCACATTGATACAAAAAGACCTTTACGTAGGAAAGATGACTATTGGGAAACGGTGCAAAGAAAAATAAAATTCATTAAAAATCTTGCTATTAAAGAAAACTGCACCTCAATACTTCAACCAGGAGATTTTTTTGAATCCCACAGAGCAAGTGATTTTTTGAAAGCTTGGGCAATAGAAACATTTATTGATGTTACGGTAGATACGGTATATGGCCAACATGATTTAAGATACCATAACTCTGACACTTCAAATACACCTTTAGCGGTATTAGAATCTGCAGGGGTAATATGTGTACACAATACAGAAAGTTGTAGTTATAATGGAATAGGTATAAAAGGTGCTAGTTGGTTTGAAGATATACCTGAAATAGACAAAGAGAACAAGGACAACGATATAAACATATTGTTAGTTCACAAGATGATAATCAAAAATGAAAAATTATGGGAGGGACAAGTTGATTATACGATGGGTAACATTCTGCTTAAAACTTCTGGGTATGATCTTATTGTGGCTGGCGATAATCATCAACATTTTACTATTGCTGATGGACACGGGAGATACTTGGTCAACTGTGGTTCCTTATTTCGAACCAAAATCGATCAGACCAATCATACCCCTATAGTCTACATTTATGATACTTTAGATAGAAGTATTACATCCTACAAAGTCCCTTGTGAACCATTTAAAGATGTATTCGACATGGAAAAATATGAAGAAGATAAGAAGAGGGACGAAAAAATACAAGCGTTTGTAAAGAAGCTCCCAGGAAGTTCTGTGCCTTCCTCTATGGATTTTCCAAAAAGAGTTAAAGAGATAGTGGAAGAGGCTGATTTAGAGGATGATATTCGTAAGGAAGTTATAGAAATAATAGAAAGGACATTAAAATGATACAAGAAGAATTAGAGAAGATAGAAAGACAGATTCAACAGGCTAGGAGAGAAATAGATCAATCACAAGGAAGATTAGACGCCTTATGTGATACCTTATCAAAAGAGTACAACACAACACCTGAAGAAGCAGACAAAAGAATAAAAGAAATGGAAAACTACCTAAGTAAAACAGAAAAGCTGATAGAGAAGTCATGGAAAGATCTAAAGGAGAATTACGAATGGTAGATATTAAAGAAGCAAGAAAGTTCTTAGATGAATGCATGTCCGAGTTCAAATATTGTGAGAGAAAGAATGAGGAACTAGAAGATCTTCTCAAAAGAGAAAAAAGAAAGACGGAAGCTATCAAGATAGTAAGAGCCACCGTGCAAACTGCTGCTCAAGAAGTGCAAAAGAATTTGGAATACCATCTCAGTGACCTAGTAACCACCGCTTTGCACGCTATATTTCCTGATGACATTAACTTCATAGCAAAAATAGAACAGAGGAGGGGACAAACGGAATGTGATTTACTTTTTGAAGAAAAAGATAACAAGTACAAACCGTTAGATGGTAGTGGATATGGTCCTGTAGATGTTGCAACTTTTGTGTTTAGGCTCTGTTTTTGGTCTCTAAAAAAGAATAGACCAACATTTATACTTGATGAACCATTTAGAAATCTTAGCCCTAATTTTCATTCAAAGATATCTGAGTTAATTAAGGAGTTAAGCGAGGAGTTAGGGATACAATTTATAATTGTATCCCATCAGGATGAAATAAATATTGCAGCAGACAGAACATTTTATGTAGACAAGGTAGATGATAAATCAATGGTAAAAACCCTATGAGGTATTTTTGTCTTTGAACAACAATTTATTTTTATCCGCTGATCCTTGACTACTACCGAACACCCAATTTATTACTGTAATAAATGCTGCTCCCCACCATCCGACTATAAGTCCTAAATGTTCTTTTATAAACGATGGTATATTTTCAGGTATATTATTAAAAAAGTATAAGGATGTAATAAAAATAAATCCTGAAATGACTACTATCGCTAACACCATTTGGTTTCTGTTCATATATCCCTCACATTCATTTGTATATCTTTCTCCCATTTATTACCTTCACTCGTAACACATTTAAAAGTAAATTTGTAGGGGGAGTTGGATTCAGCACCATCTTTTATTCTAACTCTTAAAATAGTGTCAGTTTGAACATCAAAAGAACCACTTATATACACTGATGTATCCTCTTCACCTGAAGCATCCACACAAGTTACCGACGAACTTGACAGCAATACAGATTCTTCATCAGTGTCTACCACAGCAGAAAACTCTACTCCTATTGCATACTCCTCATAAGGTTGCTTAGAAAATTCTTCCAGCAGAGGTGGGTACCCGGGAGACTCCATGGTGAACACTAGAGAACAAGTTCTTTGGTATGGAGGTTCTGTTGTAGTAGTGCTTGTTGTGGATATTGTACTTGTTGTGGATATTGTACTTGTTGTGGATGCAGTACTGCTAGTGCTTGAACTGGTGGACATAGTACTGCTGGTACTTGACGAACTGGTAGTAGTACTTGATGAACTAGAAGTGGTACTGCTAGTGCTTGAACTGGTGGACGTGGTACTACTGGTGCTCACACTCGTGGATGTGGTACTGAAAGTACTGGAGACTGTTGATGCAGTACTGCTAGTACTAGAGCTGGACATAGTACTGCTGGTACTTGAACTGGTGGACGTGGTACTACTGGTGCTAGAAGTAGATGCAGTACTGCTGGTACTTGAACTGGTGGATGCAGTACTGCTGGTACTTGAAGAACTGGAAGTGGTACTACTGGTAGTAGAAACGGATGCAGTACTGCTGGTACTCGAACTACTGGAGGTTGTAGATTCAGTACTGCTGGTACTGGAGGTTGTAGATTCAGTACTGCTAGTACTGGAAGTAGATGCAGTACTGCTGGTACTCGAACTACTGGAGGTTGTAGATTCAGTACTGCTGGTACTAGAGCTGCTTGAACTGGTGGACGTGGTACTGCTGGTACTAGAGCTGCTTGAACTCGTGGATGTGGTACTACTGGTACTGGAAGTAGATGCAGTGCTGCTAGTACTGGAACTGCTTGAACTGGTGGACGTGGTACTAATAGTACTTGAACTGCTAGAGGTTGTGGATATGGTACTACTGGTACTCGAAGTGGATGCAGTACTAGTGGTACTTGAACTGCTAGTAGTGGAAGTAGTTGTAAGTGGTTTCATGTCCCCTTCTAATGGGGCCATGTCACCTTCAAAAATATTTATATCGCCATTACTCACAATCCCCCTCCTTCCCCTGGTTTACCATGATAGAATTACACTTTTATCTTTAAATCGTTAGTTAATTCTCCAGGGATAAGAATAATTACATCTCCATCTTTAAAAACAGTCTTGTTAAGTTCCTCTTTACTCGTAATGGCATTCAATCTTTCAAACTTACTGTTATCAATGCTAGGTACTACATTTCTAATGGCTTCTTCAAAGGTATCTAAAATCTCGGGCAAAGTAAGTTCCCCTGGGGTATCCTCATCTGTCATCCTTGCTCCTAAAGCAAATAATGTATTCATCATTACAGATCCATATCTCATAATTAACATAAACTTGTTACTCATCTCTCTTTCCTTTCCTTTTCTTTTAAACTTAAATAATAAAAGTAATCTTAATAAAAAATTTTCCTCATATAATTTTACGAATAAAATTTTGCTACCTCCACATTCACAAGAGGAATGACAGCTATAACAATACTGCTTATATTGAATGGCTGTAGTTAGACATTCTAACATTTCTTCATCGGACAATAATTTAACGTCTACTTGTGTCACTACTTTAAAACCAACATGAATTTGTTCATTTAATATTATACCTCCTTGATTTATTACTTGTTGCGGCATGATCATACTGAAGCTTTTTAATAGCTTCCGAATTGGTCAACTGAATATCTGACATTTCTTTTAAGCGCTGGATAACAGTACTGGCTTTTTCCTTTATAGCATCTTGATTGGCAATTACTGAAGACTGCCTAATTGCTATTGTACTTATTAAATCATTATGCTTTTCTATCTTCATAACTAGATAGCCGTTTATACCTGTACAGATCGCTACCAGTGCTATCACCACCCAGCGCTCTACGGTATTACCAAGACGAGTTTTTATACCTTTTAAACAATTCTCAATGTCAGTATGATGTGGGCATATACCGTCCCTAACTGGACTTAACCTTCTTCCGTATGTGTTTGGCTTTCTGCGCTCTTGTTTTAAATTCATTTATATATAATCCTTATAACAGAGCTTCTCCTTATTGATTTAGTATTTTCATACCATTTGGAATAGGTGGATGTCGTTTCAATAAAAAAGGGACGGCATCTGACTGCCTCCCTTGATCGTTAATGTACCATACTGATATCTCTGCTGATCCCAAACCTGTTATGTTATATATAATTACGGCAGAACCGTCAGGTGTTAATATCAAAGGGTCTATAGTCGTGACACCATCTATTGTAACACCGACAGACACAACATTGTCGGATTCAAGCGGGATATCAGCTATCAGCAATTCGTCTGCGAAACTTACAAGTAAGGTTGATAGTAGTAATAAAATAATAAGTAAGAATTTTTTGTGCATGTTGTCTCCTTAGTTATGGTGAAATAGTACCGCTGCCAACCGATATATTTCCACTTCCGGGCCAGTTGCAATTAGCACAGTATTCATATGCACCTATATCGTATCCAGAACCAACTGGAATACCTAATCTTAAATAATCAGTTGTTAGACCTACATTTACACCATTATCAATTGCAGGTGATGTTGATTGGAGCCTAAAATCAGTGGCGCTTTTAAATAACGGGTCTGCAACAGATGATCCTGAAGTGTCAAACAATAATGTTTCGGTCCAGTAAGCCCATGTCCTGGTTGCTGCGTTATAATAGATATCACCATAGCGCAAAATATTATTAGACGCCGTGAAATTAGTAAGAGTATCATCAACATAATATTCATCATTAGAGTTATCCCCAAATACTATGTTATTCTTAAATGTGATAGCATTATCGTATCTGAATCTAACCTCCTTAGGGTAAGAGCTAAAATCCGTGCTGGTATTATGATAGATAGTATTGTTATAAACATTCAAAGTAAGAGATCCATCACCAGTACCAGCGTCATAGAACCCATAATAATTGCCTGTCATGACATTATAATAGACATTGACTGTATATGCACTGGCCCCAAATGTTGATACCGCTATACCGGCATAGTAATTGTCATAAGCACGATTATTATAAATTTCCGCTGAGCATCTAGTTACTATCCCGTTACCACTTGGGTTATCGTGTACCAAATTGTTACTTACCACAGTATTTGAGCAATCATAACCTAAATATATTCCATGGCCATAACTTTTTGTTTCAGCATAGCAATTGTGATGAACATCGTTATTATCAATCAAGGTATTATTGCCAACACCTATTATTCCGGTACTATATTGGTTGCTTGTGTCCTGACCGTTATACGATACCGTGTTGCCGGTAATGACATGATTAGTGCTGCCGTTCTCCCAGTTTAATCCGTGAACCCCATTATAAGTTATTAAGTTATTGCGTATCCAAATATAATCTATAGCTACATTGATATAAATACCATAATCACTTGCATATGATACCGTACAGTTATCAATATAGATGTAATTCGAGTCGCCGCTAATATGCAGCCCATTATCCGCAGAGTTTGTTAAAACCAAACCGTTTAGCTGCCAGTACGATTTATCAAGAGCGTAAACACATTGATTGTCCGTTGCTTCACCATCAAGTGTCGGTGCGCTGTAACTTGCTCCGGTATACCATGATGTGTCTACCGTGTATTGATCTATATTACCGCTGCTGCCAGAGTTGGCTATAGTTAAAGGAAGCTCCGCTGCACCCCAGGTTTCACCGCCCTTAAAAATAAATATGTCACCTGCTGCATGTGAATAACTACCGGCAAAACCAACCATACCGGGGCATCGCTTCCAAGGAGTAGATGTTGATGTCCCGTTTGCTGAGTCATCCGATGCAGATTGGTCTATGTAATAAGTAGCTGCAAAAGTCTGAGTACTAAAAAATATGAATAATATAAATAATAGTTTTTTCATTATGGTCACTAATTTTTTATTACTTTGTAATCGATTTAATTTTTCCATTTTTATAAAAAATATAAGAAAAATATTTATTTTCTGTTATATTCCATTTTGAATATATATCATTCATTGGAGTTAGTGCAATAGAACATGGTAAATCAATGTTATCATAAAACTTTAAAAAATTGTTTATAGCAATATGAGATATATTTTCATATTCTTCAGGATCATTCGCAATATGTTGTTCTAAACTACAAAGTCTTTCCAATATAGCTTTTTTACCTGCCTTCATGTCTCCCTTATTATGGTGTGCTAATTGTTCCCGTTCCTATTGAAATTGTCCCTGTGCCATATGAAATAGTTCCATCTTCTGCAGCGGGCGGTTCTTCATCTTCAAGTGTGTAAAATCCGGCATAATTATCACCATACCAGATAGGTACAGATGGAATGCCTTCTTGCCCAAGCACATCTACAGACACAACCCAGAATCTATCAAAATTATTGCTGTAAGCCCCTTCTGGCAACGTATACGTGGTTCCTGTAATGAGTTCTGTATTAACCTTATTGACAGGAGCCATCCCGCCACTTTCGGTTCTGGCATATGCAAACACATTATATCCAGTTATACTATCTTCAGGCGCAGCATCCCATGTCAATGTTTCTGTCGGGTTGTCCATCCATACGGATTTAACCGAAGATGGAACTGTAGTGGCGAATGGTGAAGGCCCACTTTCCACACCAAAATCATTGACTGCCCTGATGACATAAGCCCATACCTTGAAATCATAATCTGCTGATTCTTCGGGCACATCTGCGTTTAAATCAGCATCATCGTCATGGTAGCTGGTTGTTTCAATAAGCCCGCCCATGTTGAGCTTTGTCATGTTCTCCACGTTTCTAAACATATAAACCGCCGGCACAGAATGACCATCGTAAGTTGTCTGATACCATTTGGCATCGGCATCTATTTTGGTTGATGCCCCTGTAGCATTAGCTGCACCGGCAATGGAACCCGTTATAGCACCAGCAGAAAATGTCCCTGACCTGCCTAAGATAGATAAGTACCCGGCCGCATCATCTCCAACCCAAGACCCTGATTCAACAGTTACATACTTTACAGTTGCAGTTACAGCACCCTGAGACACTGTTTCGTCCGCCACAAAGGCGTCGGTTCCATTATTGAATGGTAAAACTTCCATTATAGTTGTGTTAGTATGAACTGTAACCTTGCCACGATAAATATTATACCCAGCCACATCGGTTGCAGTGTGCGCGGTCCAAGATACGTCTACATCGTTATCTGATCTTGCACTTACAATTGGTGCCGCCATGACTTCAGGCTGGCTACGAGCGAAATATGATTGTTTACTCTCTACTTCATCATTAATGGATGTATAGCGATAAAAGTATATTGTACCAGGAGTTACATCCTCATCATCATATGATGTGTCCGCTGTTTCTTCAACTTCAGAATATGTTCTAGGTATATTCCCAGTAGCACGATATACTTTGTACGTATCGGTGCCGGGTATTTCTGTCCAGCTTACTAAGACCGAATCGGCATCGGTCGTGATGGTTGGAGCAGGTGGACGATCTTCCCATGATCCGCCGGCCTCAGCCCTGAATGTCCAAATCCTATTTTCAACGGTACTTTTATAATCGTCCGTAAATTGACTCGTAGCATAAAACTTATTATCAGTAGTACTGAATGACATATTTGTAGTTCTTACTAATGATTGATCAGTACTATTTATTTCAGTAGTTCCTATCTCTGACCATGTTGCCGTAGTAGGATCATATTTCCAAGTCGCTTTACTACCTGCTCCAATGTTCGCATCAGCCGACCCTTGAGCATGAATATAAGCTACCAGTACATGAATATCATGAATTGGATCATATCTCATCACCGGTACTGAAGCATACTGAGATCCGTTTCTATAAATTTGATATTCCTCACTTGATTCAAAAATGTCACTACTTAATGTTAATTGATTTTCAGAATCAACACTTGTAATAGTCGCTGATGTATCATCAGTTATATTATACGCGATATCTCCAAACGTACTACTGCCACCGTGAACATTATCAGTTTGAAAAGAAGCTCCTGAATCTACTAATTTACCAGCACTTGTCGATGTCGCTGTACCGGTAACAGGTGATGGAAAACTATAAAATCCAGGCGGATGAGGGTCCAAATCTGCGCTTGTCCAGGCGTTAGTCGATGGCGTATAGGTCCAGGTAAGTTCATCAGCTAAATACGGAGGGCCTCCAAGAGTCGTGTCTCTATATTGTGACCCGTACATATATAATACATTACGCGAACTGTCCCATGACAGACCAGCATGGTTTCTCTTAGCTGGTGAATTGGTTGCTGAAGTGTCAGTTAATGTGTTCGTATATGGATCATAATAATGAAGATTGTCCTGCGCTCCTGCATTACCAGTACCCGCGAAAAAGTATGTGACTTGGTGCTCGTCGGCATACGCAGCAGCAACATTCTGTTTTCCTAAATTGGCACTATCTAACCCCTCAGCTTCCCTGTTGTATAGATATTCAGGTAAGCAATCTGTCCATTCGTTATCATCAGGGCTATATGTCCATAACCTCGCGCCTCGCATGTAGATTGATCTGTTCCACTGGTAACCGTGGCTTAAAAACTCACCTATTGTTGTTACATATTTTCTATTTGCGTAGTCAAACTGACTACCACCAGCAACCACTCAGGCCCCAGGTGGGCCATCAGGCGGGAATTGTATGTTCCAGTCATCATTATCTATATCGTATGTCCATAACGCATAAGACTGAACCGATAAATTCGCAGCATCATGTCCACCTGAATGAAGCCAAAGCCTATTGTATGGGTCAAATGACCCTGCATATTCCCAACCAAAGTTAGGAGATTCCTCTGTTTCGGTTGGAGAAATCATAACCCAATTATCAACCGTGAAATATTCGTCAGCACCCATGTCTGGCGTACTGTTGACTGGATGAATCGAAGTTGCAGTATCATTTATTCCAACAACACTAACGCCAGCATCGATACAAGGACTGGTAGGATCAAGAGCGAGATCGTGATTTTCAGGGTCAATAAAATCCGGGTTCTCATCAGTCCCATTAGCTTCTTGACCAGTATAGGAACTAAAAGACGCCATATCTTCGCGTTCACCAACGCCAAGAACATGTATATCAGCATCCCAACAACTCGATGCACACGGCGGTAATAACTTTGACAAATCATCATCCCAAGCAGGATCTTGATCAACTGTATACCAATACCCAGTTGCCCAAGTAGGCACACCGGCATCGTTGTCGGTGTAGATACAATCATAATCCCAGTCCATAGGAATATACATCATGCTGGCGCTACCCCAAGCATACCTATGACCATAGAACGCATTGTTGCGCATTGTAACATTACCATGGGAGCCGGAAGGTCTTATGGTGCTGGCCTGGTCGTTTCCTTCAGCCACATAACCAGAGTTATGATAAAAATACACACGACCTGCGCCATATGTTGCGCTGTTAGCCATTTTGACAATACTGCCGCCTTCATTTGTCTCAGTTAGTTTTATGCCGGATGCTTTATTACCTATAAAATACGTAGGGCCAACAGTAATGGGCGCTATAGAAAAACCTCCAATTGCATCCTTACAAACATTGTTCCAAAAACGGTTGTTGATATTTGCACCTTCAGGCTCATAGCAATCATCACCTATGTATTGAGCAGTATTGTCATAAACATCAACATTAAAGTTCCAGGCAATCTCGTCAAGATCTCCCCAACTGCCTGGATTGATACCGTTAAACGAATACTTTATGTCATTTCTTCTTATTACCGTTCCGCCACCAGCCATTGTGGTAATAGCGAATGTTTCCGTGTTTTTTGATTTGTTTACAGACCACGGCCAGGTAAATAATTCTGGTGCGTCATATATATAGTTGTCTTGAATAGTCCCGTAATGAGTTTCGTCAGTAGTGCCTGATGTCCTGGCATAAATCCCATAGTAAACATTATAAATATCGCAGTTTTGAATTACGTAATAACTTGAATTTAAAATATCTATTCCAACAGCGGGATTACTTTTTCCAGATTTACCATAATACCCAATGTAAAAGTTGTCTATAATAATATAATCTGCACCAGTAATTAAAAAGCCATCATAAACTGTTGATGGTTGCACAAGCATGGCAGTTGTGCCTGAATCGGGGTCAGAATCGTCCGGCAGCCAAACATATAAAGTACCATCATCTTCAGACCAGAAGCCACCATCCACTCCAACAGTCGCTAAATCTTCGTCAATAAAATTCTGGAAAGTACATGGTGTGCAAGTCCCAGTTTGCCACCCAGTACAGCAATCCCAAGGAGCATCAACATCAGTACATTGAGCATTATTTACAACACCACATTGAGTTTGGGATTGACGGTAATCAACCAGCCTGTGGCCTTTATCATAGTTTTCCGTAGTATCCCTATAACCAACCTGATATACACGGCTGCCAAATTCGTTATAATAAATGGTATTCCCTTCGCCACACGTTTCAGTGGGGCATGCTGTCCAGTTAGAGCCGCCGGATACGTCTAATGCAGCATTGGCACCTGACAGGTAAACCCTGCCATTTTCGCCAACGAACTTGATATAGTTGCTTGCGTCACCACTGACATTGACAGTAACCATTTCGTGATATACGCCTGGCTGAACATGCACTATGTCACCAGCCGACACCATGCTTTCAGCCTTAGTAATGGTCAAAAATGCGCAAGTACCATCTCCTGCTGCTTCATTTTGAGAACCGTCACAGTTGGTATCATGCCCATCCGTGCGAACATAGTAGTCACTCCCAGTCCCGGTTGGAAATACGTCATTGCGAGTTGCTATCTGGCCTTGATCATAGTTTGCCGGTGTTGAGGTTTCGCTTACCCTGACATTGTAGGTTGTGTTTTTGGTGAGCTTGAATATAGACCCGATGAACCAATTGTTATCATAATGAATCTTTGTCAGTTTGTGCCCTGTGATCCACGTTTCAGCGCCATCAATCTGGTATTCAAGCGTTAGATCGGCTTCGGTGTAATCTGTTGCCGTGGTTTCGATTCTAACACTAATGGATTCATAAGTTGAATCTAATGTAAGGCTACCAATTGAAGCTCCAAAACACAAATTAGGAAATAAACAAAGTAATAATAAAGTTTTTTTCATGTGTTACCTTAACTATTTGTATGCCTGAAACTCACCACCTTCATTATATAGATATGCACTCCAAGATGCGCCACTAGCCGAATAGCAAATATCTTCGTTGCCGGCAGGAGCACAATCATCAACCTCTGCAGCCCAAGCAACATAGTTGGCAGCATCCGAAGTTGTTGATCTCAGCACGACATGATATTTGGTACCTTGAGTAACAGGTACAGATATATTTTCAAATGTAACATCACCATAAGTATCACCTATATCTGCTGATTCAGCAGTGTCAGTAGACTCGTCTATCTCACCTGTCGCGTCTGTTGGGCTATCACCACCGTCATCAGTCCATACCGAAAGATAAATAGACCCGGGGAATGAACCAACTTCTTTTAGTTTTACTGTAAATTTACATAGTGTTGTTGTTGCCGCAGCGACAAACATAGTTGAATAATATTTTACTGTACCACCAACTGGTATATTTTTATCTTGTTGACCAGCACAAACATCTGCAGCAGTTGTACATGCAGGTGCAGCCGCCGTCGCTCCATAGTACCATCCAGCATCCGCCTGTAATGGCAGTAATAATAGTAGTAATAGTAATAAAAATCTTCTCATTAATCTTCCTCCGCGTAGTACCAGAATTCAAATATGATTTGATGGGTTGTTTCTGTATAAGCTGTGCCAAATTCAAGATACAAAACCTTACCATTAGCAACCGCTGCGCCACCATTTATATTAGCATTTGTATCTTCGGTTGATACGCCGTTTGTAGTGTCCAGTGCGTCAATAACCGCTGCGTTGGCTACACCGATGAAAGCATCAGCACGTTTAAAGTCAAGATCAACTTCCGTTGTCGGGTCAGCTTCAAAACTAAGTTTCCATTCGGTGATGATTATCCCTTCTGGTGCATCGTCACCAATCGTCATTAAAAACAGTCTATCAACAGCACCGTCACACACGACTTTAGGATCAAAACTGATTGCAAAATGCTGAAGTAAACTATGCGCTGCCTCTCCTTGAATTTCGCCAGCCGCACCGCCATGAAAGACAAGTTGATCATCAGTCAATTGAAGCCCTATTTGACCTGCTACTGTTAACGCCATGTCAGACGTGCTGTTCCAAATCTCTGTTGTGGCACCTCCAAGATCGACAGTTCCAGTAGACGTTATTCCCCCGGTAACACTTAAAATACCAGCAGAACTAAGTGCCATTTTTTCAGCGGCAACTTCACTTGCCCCTGTTTTAAAGCTAAGTTTTGTTGCATTAGAAGCCGATCCAAAGGCCCCTTCCGCCACAGCTTCAATCCCTGCAGCAACTAAAATCGCATCATCTGCTCCAGCATTCGGTGCCCTAAAATTAATTGCTCCTATAACATCAGCATTTATATCAGAGTCATTTGTTTGTAATTCAAGTATAAAAGGGGTGTTATCAGCATCCGTTACATGGAAAAGATCAAGTCCTTCATTATGCGAATGAATGATTTGGATTTCATTACTATCCCCAAAGGTTATTTTAGCAACATCAGAATCGAGTACTATATCATCACCGACCCAAATATCCTTGGCCACAGACGCACCACCAGCGACAGTGATTGCAGCCGTACCGATTGCACTTGCTTCGGTCGCATTGGTTAGACTCACTACACCAGATGCCGCTATAGTGGTCAAGCCAGTAACCGCACCTCCAGTGAATGTCACTGTACCGTTGCTGAAGCTGTTAAAGCCGGATAACACCAGGTCAGGTGCATCCCCGTTAGTGCTGGTGAATGTGACATCACCGTTTCCATCTGCTGACATCGAGATTGCAAAACTTGGGTCGTCTGCCTGATTACCCATTACTATAACAAACGGCTTTGCATCCACAGATGACGTTCCAAGGGCAACAACCTCGTTAGTTCCATCTAAGGTAAGATAGGGAACATCCTCTACACCGCCTGCATCAACATGTAAAACGATTGAGGAATCTTGTCCGGCAGTGACTGCATCGGAATAAATACCGCATGTCCCTGGCTGAGATGCCGTCGTGTCGTTGCAAGTAAGAGCTGGATCCGCATCCCCCATTGTGATATCACCTATACCAGCATACCCTGCTTGTCCAGTTATTACCCCAGCAAATGTAGCTGCACCTGTATTTGTTATATTTGTAGAGTCAGAGGTGACACTAAATTTGGCATCAGCAGACCCTATGACTATCTCACCAGTCCCCGCTGAATCTATATTCAGATCAACATTGGTTTCCCCTGCAGAAGATAAAGTAGGACCATTCCCTGTAGTAGCATTAGTGACCGTGAAGTAGGTTATGGCCGATCCTGTTGTATTGAAAACAATCTGCTCATTCTTATTGGCATCAACTATAGCCCCACCATTCTTTATCAGTTGTCCACCATAAAAATAGTCGGTGCTTACCCAAACACCTTGTATGACGTAATCATCCCCTGTATCCCAATCTCTGTCAGTTCCACCTGTCAATGTACAAA